ATTATAATTTCAACATTTATGAAAGGTTTTATATAGGTAACAAAGCAAAATATTCAGCTTATGCTTTAGCTTCTTCGAGAAATCACATAGTAAGATATTTTAAACAAGATTTTAAATTTGATATGGATAGAATATTTTCAGATAGGAAAGCAAAGATTGGATTGGCTCTTGAGTCCTTTAAAGGTGGTCAAGGTGGTATTGGACAGTTTGCTGATCCTAATAGGAGTTTTGTCAGTTATACAAATATTACAGATGTTCCTGATTCTTCACAATAATGACTTTAGTTAACACAAGAGCAGCTTTTGAAAAAGCAGTAACAGATGCAGTTGCAGCAGTAGATGCTACTGTTGAGATGGTTTATGACAATATGGTTTATAAGACTCCTGGAAAAACTAAAAAATATATTGTTATGTCAATAGATTTTGCACAAGCAACAGTTCAAAATCAAGGTGCTGCTTCTGATTTTTATTCTGGTGTGGTTTTATGTAATATTTATGTTCCAAAAGGAAAAGGTTCAGGGACTTTAGCAACATTAGGTGAGGCTGTAATTGATGGTCTTACTTCTGTTAATGCTTCTAATTATACTGATACTTTTAGTTGCACACCAAGAGTCGCTGATATTTCTGGCCCTGCTCCTGTAGATACTGATGATTCTTCACATTTTCTTGGCTTAATATCTTGCCAATTTACCGCAAACGCTTAGTATACTAAAGTAGGTATACTAATTTTATGACTAGAGCAGTTGATCTTTTAAAAAACAAATTCGGAGTTTCTCAACTTTATAAACATGATGTAAAAAAAGATGATGAGATTATCCTTACTATTTATTGGCATCCATTAACTATTGCCGAAAGAGAATCAATTCAAAAGAAAACTGGTTCTGATGATGCAAATAACTATGCTTTGCAACTTATGATAGAGAAAGCATTAGATAAAGATGGAAATAGAATATTTCAAGATGGAGATAAAGCTTCTTTAAGAAGAGAAATCGAAGCAAATATTTTACAAGAAATACAATTGGCAATGATTGAAGCTGGAATAGATAAGGGGGTTGAAACAGCGAAGGCTGATTTGAAAAGCTAATAATGATTGGAGATTTATTTATTCTTTAGCAAAAGAGTTAGGTAAGACTGTAAGTGAGTTATGTGAGGAACTTACAGTTGAAGAATTATTAGGTTGGATTGCTTTTAATGATTTAGAAAGAGAAGATTTAGAAAGACAAAAAGATCAAACGCAAAGAGCTAGTGCTTTAAGAACTAAAAAGAGGTAATATAAAAGAAATGTTTTGATTTTCTTGATAAGTGGCTGCTAATTACGGGATAAATCTTGAAGTAAGAATAAAGGCACAAAAGCTAAAAATATTTAATGACCGAATAAAAAACACACAAGATAGAGTTGCTAAAGCCAATAAATTTCTTAATGAATTAGCTAAAAGTGTTGATGGAACAGCAGTTCCAAGCATAAGTAATTTGACAAAGTCATTAAATGAAGCAAATAAAGCTTTTAGAGATGCTGCTGTCGGTACTCCACAGGCAAAAAGAGCAGCGGAGGATTATGCAAAGGCTAGTAAATTAGTTAATGAAACTTTAAGAGAACAAAATTTATTATTAGAAGATGCACAGTTAAAACTTAATAAAAGACCAGGATTACAAAATAAATTTACTACAACATCATCTCCTTTTGCTGCATCAAGAGATTCTTTAGGTCGAACAAGTGCTGAAATAAATGCTTTGTTAGACGATAGAGCCGACCTCGTAATGAAACAGCAAGAAGAGGCAAAAGCAGTTCAAAACGCTTTAAAACCTTCATTACAAGGAAATAGATTACAACAACAACAAAATACAATTATCAATAAACAATTAGATGAAAGAGCAGAACTATACATGATTCAAAATCAAGAAATAAAAAATATTGCAAATACTATTAGAACAAAAAAAATTAAAGAGTTAGAAGCAGAAGCAAAAATAGAGAATGAAATATTAAATGCGAGAGCGAAACGGGTGCAATTAGATAAAGATGAAACTGCAAGAAGAAGAAGTAGGCAAAGTATTCAAAGAAGACAAGATTTATTAGAGCAGCCAGGAGCAAGATTTGCAAGATTTAGAAGAGGAAGAACTCGTGGGGATAGGGCTATTAGAAGTCAAGCATTATCAAATGCACTTATTGGTGGAGCTTTTCCTTTGTTATTCGGTCAAGGATTAGGTGCTGCTGCTGGTGGTGGTTTAGGCGGTGGTGCAGGTGGCATCTTAGGTGGTCAATTTGGATTTGCATTATCTCTTGTTGGTACATCTGTTGGTTCTGCTATAGATAGACTTATAAAAGGTTTAACTGAATTTGGTAAAGCATTAGATACTACTGAAGGTGCTTTAAAAATGATGACAGATCGTAATCTGTTCAGTAGTAAAGCAATACAAAAACAAGCAGAAGCATTAAAAAGACAGGGAAGACAAGCAGAATTAAATGAACTTGTTACTAGAGATTTAGGTAATTCATTAGGAGCAGTTGCTGTAAAAGATGTTCAAAAATTTAGTACAGAAATGGAAGAATTATCAAGACAGTTTGGTATATTAACAACTCAATTTCAAATATTAGCAGCAGGACCATTAGCAAAAGTTGTTGATCTTATTAATAATGTTGTGGGAAGGCAAGTTTTAGAATCAAGAATTAGTAATCAATTAAGAGCCTTACAAAAAGGAGATCCTAAAGCATTTAAACAATTTATAAAAGAAAATCCTCGAAGTGCAAAGGAATTTGGTTTAGGTCTTTTATCTGGAACTTTAAAACAACAAACTCCTTTGGGTGTTGTGGATACTGATGTAGGTCCTGGAGGTTTTAAATTTGGAGGAAGAAGTGATGAACAACTTCAAACATTATCAGGAAGTTTAGATTCGTTACTCAAAAGGTCAGGTATTGATAGTAATTTGGGTATTGGTGGAGGAGATGCTGATAAAGTATTACAAGTTTTACAGGCTGAAGAAGGTAATTTAAGAAAAAAACAAGAAGCCTTACAAAGTTCTTTTGGGATTGAATCTGCTATAGCTGTTATTAAAGAAAATAATAGTCATCTTGATGATAAAGCTCTAAATGATTTAACGACTAAAGCAAGAAAACAATTAGAAGTAAATGAAAAATTAGAAAAAGAAAACTTCTCATTACAAATAACATTAGATCTCTACAATAATATTGCTTCTAGTATTGAAAATGGAATTGTAAGTGCTATTGAAGGAGCTATAGAAGGTACAAGAACATTAGGAGATGTTGCTCGTAGTGTATTTACAGAAATACAAAGATCACTTATCAGATTTGGTGTAAATGCTTTCCTTGGTGGACTTCCTGGGATTGGTGGATTTTTTAGAGCAGAAGGTGGGCCAGTTAGTAGAGGTAGAAGTTACATAGTTGGAGAACGTGGGCCAGAACTATTTACTCCTGGATCTTCTGGAATGATTACACCAAATCATCAATTGGGTGGAGGATCTACAAGTGTTGTTGTTAATGTAGATGCTTCTGGTTCTAATGTAGAAGGAGATGAAGGAGAAGGAAGAGCATTAGGACTTGCATTATCAGCAGCTATAGAAACAGAATTAATTAAGCAAAAACGACCTGGAGGTTTACTTGCATAATGGCTACTTTTCCATCAATCACACCAACATACGGACAGCAGAAAAGATCCGCAC